AATTTAAATATAATACTAAACTATTTACATAAGATGGGTGCCAAGTTCTATTCAGAATCTATTTTAATATTCCAAAAGTGTGGAACTAGGTTTTTTAAAAAAACTGAACCATATTTAGGATTACCCAAAATCGTATCTCCTTTTTACAATTCAGAGTTTGATTGGAACAAAGTCAAATATGTGATTGTAAGACCTCCAAGTGACGTTTTTTTATCTTCATTACATACAGAATACTTTAATATTAAAAGAATTGGTGGATCTGAAATTATAATAAATAAAATGTTGGATGTGGTTGAAGGAGGTGGTCATTTTCATCCAAAACAAAACGAATATCTTTACCATTATTGGTGTGATTATAATTTCAAAACTATTGATATCTCTAATTTAAGTTTGTTTACAAAATTAATGACAGGAATAGAAATTTCTATTGAAAATTCAGATACATATTTAGAATTTTCAAAAAATATTACAAAAGAAAAAACATTTAATTTTTTTAAAGAAAAATATCTAAAAAAAATAGAAAAATTATTACGTTTGGTTGAAGAAGATAATATTTGGTATAAAAGGTTATTGGAAAAATCAAGACTGACTTCTTTTTAAACTATTTATTAGTATATGGATAATAAACTACCAATTACCAGATTGTCAAAGTTTTTTTCGAAAGAAGACTTTGATGTGAACATAGAAATGGGTCAAGAATATCTTCATGGTGATCTTAACATGAAGTTGGTTCTTTATCGTGTAGATAAAACAAGCACGGATACCGACGCAATATATGCTGAGGTTGGTAAAGATGAAATAAAATTTTTTCCTCCTATAGAATTTAATGCTTTGGTTAAAATTGATGAACCAAAAAACTCCACTTATAAAAATGGATTAGTTAGGTATAATGAACCAGGAAATTTGACAATATCTGTATATATAAAACATCTCGAAGATCTTAAAATAGATATAAAATATGGTGATTTTATTGGCTATGCAGATTCTGAAGATAAATTAAGATTTTATACTGTTGTAAATGATGGTAAAATAACTTCAGATAATAAACATAAAATGTTTGGATATAAACCACATTATAGAACTGTGATTTGTGTCTCAGCACAACAATCAGAATTTAGAGGAATTTAAGATGGGTATACCTAAAAGAAAAAATAATATTGATGTTTACGGAGGTAAAGAATATTACAGAGGTAAACAATTACTAGACAGGAGACAAGAATTATTAGATAGAATAACCAAATCCGATTCTTTTCTACCTGATTCCATTTTACATGATGATTTAGATAGTGGTATGTTAGATTTTATTAAGAAAAACTTTGTAGTTGTATCTGACGGTGAGAAAATTCCTATTGTACCAAAAATATTAACTGTCCAAAGATGGGGGGAATTTACAAATACGTGGCAATTTACTGATGAAGATGAAAATATAAAATTACCATTTATTGCAATAATTAGAAAACCAGATGTTCAACCTGGAACAAATCCCGTTACACAAAGAACAATACCAGATAGAAGCACTTTTTATTACGCATCTGTTCCTACATGGAACGGAACACAAATGGGTGCGAATATATATAAAATTCCACAACCAGTTGCCGTTGACATTTCTTTTGAGGTAACAATTGTCTGCACGAAATTTAGAGACTTAAATAGATTTAATAAAATTGTTTTACAAAAATTTTCATCAAGACAAGCCTATACTACAGTTAAAGGACACTATATTCCTATTGTATTAGATAGTATTGAAGATAATACACCCATGGATACTATGGATGGTCGTAGATTTTATCTTCAGAACTATAAATTTACTATGTTAGGATTTTTGATTGATAGTGAGGAATTTGAAGTTAAACCAGCGGTAAGTAGATTATTTCTTATGAATGAATTTATACAGAGTAAAGCGTATCAAAAAAAGTATATAAATAAATCAATTGATACTACGGTTGCCACATTTATTGCAGATGGAATACAAACAGCTTTCAGTGTTGGTGAGAGTATAGGAATATTATTTAGTGGTGCTGTAAATGGATTATTACAAGAAAGAGATTTGGATTATTACCATGTTGCTTTAACATCAAAAATAACATTTGTAACTCCACCAGTAGAAGGTAGTGTTATATCCATAAGTTATTACAAAGGAAGAAATAATGTTTTTATAGACAACTATGGTAAACCCATTTTTGTGGCCACAGAATATTTCACATATGACGGAAGTTCACTAAGTTTTAATACTGTCAATGCGATTAATAGTGTAGTTAGTTTTGATATTAATGGTCTTATAGAAGAAGAAGGTACTGGGTTTGATATTACGGGTAGTAACGAAATAACCTTGAATTTTTCTCCTGTAATAAACTCGAGAATTGGTGTAATTTATTTGTATTAATTATTCCCCATACAGGTCTTTCTTTTTTTGTTTACAATTTTCTTCAATCCACTTTTCCAAAAGTTTATATATTTTTAATCCGTTTTTTTCACAATACGATTTTAATATATCGTGATATTTTTCACTGATTTTTACGTTTTTAGTTTTTGTTATTTCACTCATAGATAAAAAAAGATATTTTAAGATAAATAACTATCTTTTTAAAAAAAAATACGGAAATCTTTGGTAAAATCAAAGATATTTATAGAGTAAATAATAATATTTTTAACCAAACATTAATCAATGGCAAGTTCAAACAGAGTATTCGTTTCTCCCGGTGTCTATACCTCAGAGAAAGATTTAACATTCGTAGCACAAAGTGTGGGTGTAACAACTTTAGGTTTAGTAGGTGAGGCTTTAAAAGGTCCAGCTTTTGAACCTATTTTGATTACAAATTTTGATGAATATAAGACATATTTTGGTACAACATCTCCTATAAAATACGGAAATGATTACCCTAAATATGAAATGGCTTATGTTGCAAAATCATATTTACAAGAGTCAAATCAACTTTTTGTAACAAGAGTTTTAGGAAAAACAGGTTATAAACCTAATAAAAGTTTTGGTATTCAAACTTTAGGTGGTGTTGAAATAGATATAACAAGTTATAGTCAATCAGGAACGACTTTAGATCCATTAGATGTTTCATCTTCTTCATTATTTGTAGAACTATCAGGTAAAACTGCTTTTGATGGAACATCAATTACAACATATATTGAAAGAGAATATAGTGGTAATACATCAGGAAATACAGGACAATGGTTCGTAATTGGTGATATACCAACAACAGGAGTTACTGCACTTACATCTTCACTTGAAGAAGTTTCTCCATTAACAAACAAAACAAATTCAACAAATAATAATAACAAAGAATGGTATAATGTATTTTTCACTAAATCAGGTGTTACTGATTCTACAATAACTGGTGTTTTTTCATACCTTTTTGTTTACAACAGTGGATCGAGTGTTTTTGATGTAACAAGATACGAATATAGTGCAAGTTTAAATGTTGATTATGCGGGAGTTGTTGTAGCCTCTTTAAGATCAAGAGGAGTTTACGTAGGTGAAACATTATCATTGGAAATTACCGGAAACACTAAATTTTTAATTTCAGAAACAGATGATATAGAAACTAACCCTTTAGGTAATTTTGTGATCAATGCAACGGGTTCTACTAGTGGTGCGGTTAGTTTTGGTGTTTCTTTGGATACAACTTCTTCTAAGTATATAACTAAAGTATTAGGTGTAGATGTTTTTGACAAAGACAGATCAGAGTTCCCTTTATATGTTCATGAAGTATATCCTAATTTATTAAAATCTTTATATGATAAGGGTTTAGTTAGAGGTATCAGTTTAGATGAATTATATGAAACTGAGTCAGATAATTTCTTAAGAGAATGGGATACAGCGAATTCTCCAATGGTGGTTTCTGAAGTTAGAGGTGGAAAGGTTGATGATTTATTCCAAGTGTTAACCATTTCAGATGGTGAAGATTCAAACTTTCAGGTTAAAATTACAATACAAAATATTGATTTAGATAGTGGTGATTTTGATTTAGTTGTTAGAGATTTTAATGATACAGATGACAATGTAGTGGTTTTAGAAAAATTCACAAGATGTAATATGAATCATGACGTTCCTGGTTATGTTGCAAGAAAAGTTGGAACATCAGATGGTGAGTATGAACTAAGATCAAAATATATTATGTTGTTGATGGCAGAAAATCACCCATATGATGCTTTTCCAGCTGGATTTAAAGGATTTACAGTAAACAGTTCATTTGGATCTGGCGGAGTTTTAGGATCAGTTTATTTTAAAACAAAATATCATATTTCTGGTGATGTTTTCAGATATGACAGTGATGGAACACCAAACATTGAGAGTAGTGATAAAGTAAGAAAATCATATTTAGGTTTATCGTCTCAGAATGGATATAAATTCGACAAAGATTTATTTAAGTTCAAGGGTGTAAATTCGAGTGGTGTGTCTTATGGTTTCCACATGTCTAAAAACGCATCAGGAATTACTGGTAACACTCTATCGGGTTATCAATTCCAATCTACAACTTATGATTTAGAAGGAACAAGTAAGGGATTATTAGAAAGTATTTTATACCGTAAATTTACTTTTGCAGTATGTGGTGGATTTGATGGATGGGACATCTACAGACAAAACAGAACAAACACAGATGCTTATATATTTGGTAAAACTAAATATATCTCTGGTCACACAACAAATGGTGGGGTTTTCAGTTCATCAGTAGGTAATTCAGACTATTATGCTTTCTTAGATGGAATAAACAAATATTCAAATCCTGAAGCCGTTGATATCAATGTATTCTCAACTCCTGGTATAAACTTCTATGATCACAGTTCTTTAGTTTCAGAAGCAATAGACATGATAGAAAACGATAGAGCTGATTCTCTTTATGTTATAGGTTCAAGAAATGTAACAACATCAGATGAAGTTATTGATGACTTAGATTCGGTATCTTTAGATTCAAGTTACTCAGCAACATATTGGCCTTGGATTCAAGTTAGAGATGTTGAAAATTCTACTCAACTTTATATACCACCAACTGGTGAGGTTTTGAAGAACATTGCATTAACTGATAACGTTTCATATCCATGGTTCGCAGTTGCTGGTTATTCAAGAGGTCTTGTAAATGCAATTAAAGCACAAAAGAAATTAACTCTCGATGAGAGAGATGATTTATACAAGGCAAGAATAAATCCAATTGCAACATACTCAGACACAGGAACTATCATTTGGGGTAACAAAACCCTTCAGGTCAGAGAGTCTGCACTTGACAGAATCAACGTAAGAAGATTATTGTTAAGAGCAAGAAAATTAATCTCAGCTGTTGCGGTAAGATTGTTATTCGAACAAAACGACGAACAGGTAAGAAATGAATTTTTAAGATTGGTAAACCCAATTTTAGAAAACATAAAAAAGGAAAGAGGTTTGACAGATTTCCGTGTTACAGTATCTAACGATCCTGAAGACCTTGATTCTAATACATTGAGAGGTAAAATTTATATTAAACCCACTCGTTCTCTTGAATTCATTGATGTTGAGTTCATAATTACTCCAACAGGTGCTTCTTTTGAGAACATCTAATTTTAAATGAAGTAAAAGGTAAAGGGGGATCCACGTCGGTCCCCCTTTTTATAAAAACACCCTTATCTCATTATAGATATACTCAGAAATGAGTTTATATCCTAACAAGTTTGGATGGAATTTGCCCTCCCGAAATTTCTGTTTTTCATTCCAAACACTACGACTTCCATACTCCCATACAGAAACATCGTTTCTTAATTCATATTCTTTGAGATAATCTGATACTGTTCCACGTGGATTTATAAAATATGATGGTAAAATTGATATATCATAGTCTTCCTCGTCTTTAAATGTGGGATAAAATGAATTGAAGTAAAACCTTTTAAATGGTTTCAAAAGTTCCTCTATTTGGTTGAAAATGATTATAGGACTGTTTGATTTACTTCCATTTCTGTTTCTATGAGGGTATGAGAACATAACAACAATTATGTCTTCTTCTTTTATTAAATTTTCATCAGTCAAAATCTTGATTTCTTGGTGTATATTATCGTTTCCAGATCCACTATACCCATTATTTACAAAAGGACAATCTAATTTATCGGCCAAGTATCTTGGCCAAGAATTAAATCTTCTTAAATTAATTATAAAACCTTTTCCTATTAAGGGGTTACCGTCATGTTTGAAACTAATATTGTCCTCAACTCCGTGTCCAGCTGTCCAACTATCACCAAATGTTATTAATCTTTTCATTAAATGTTCCACATGGAACCAATTTTTATAAGAATTATATCATTATATTTATTATATTCTTTTAAAATTTGATATACTAGTATTTATTATTAATATTAAAAGATATTGTAGAAAATTCTAGAACTTATATACTGCGCTAGTAAAAAACTACAATTTTTTTTTGATAAAATCAATCATATTTGAAAATAAAATTATTTACGATTGTGATATATTTATAAGAAATAAACAACAAAACTTAACAAATACAAAACATGGCCGATTTATTAATGAAGATGCCGACTCCTTATGAGCCGAAACGTCAAAACAGGTTTATCGTTAGATTTCCATCATCTTTGGGTATTAACGAGTGGTATGTAACATCTACATCTAGACCAAACGCAAAAATTACTTCAGTTGCGATTCCTTTTTTAAATACATCAACATACGTTGCTGGTAGATTTGAATGGCAAGAAATTAGGGTAACATTCAAGGATCCAATTGGACCTTCTGCTTCACAAGCATTAATGGAATGGTTTCGTTTACATGCTGAATCAGTTACAGGACGTATGGGGTATGCCGCTGGTTACAAGAAAAATGTAGATTTAGAAATGTTAGACCCAACAGGAGTGGTTGTTGAAAAATGGATTCTTGAGGGTTGTTTTATTACCGATCTTAACTTTGGTGATTTGGATTACTCAAGAGATGAATTGGCAACTATTACTTGTTCTTTAAGAATGGATAGATGTATTCAAGTATATTAATATTTTAAAAAAATATATGAAAAGGTCATTACATTTTGTAGTGACCTTTTTATTTTTTGAAACTTTACTTTGATGTAGTTATTGTATATATTTTAATTATGGAAACTTATAACATTGACCCAACAATATCATATGATGTAATTGAATTACCAAGTCAAGGTATTCATTATTCAAATAAAAAAAAATCTTTAAGAATTGCATATCTTACTGCTGCAGATGAAAACATATTATCATCACCAAGTTTAATTGCTTCAAGTAAAGTAACAGAAGAATTAATTAAAAGAAAAATTTTAGACAAAGATTTTCCGATTGATGAACTTGTAGAAGAGGATAAACAAGCTATTTTAATATTTTTAAGAAATACAGCATTTGGTTCAGAATATAAGATTACAACAACTGATCCAGTAACAAATAAAGAATTTTCTTTCGAGGTAGATTTATCTTCATTAAAAATTAAAGAATTTAAATTAAAAGAAGATAATAACGGGGAATTTTCATTTTTTTTAGAAAAAAGTAAAGTAGATATCACATTCAAATTTTTAACACAAAAACAAGAAAAAGAAATTCAAGATATCGGAGATAGTTGGAATGGTGTTGGAGTGGCACCCATTGTTACAAAACAATTGGAGTTCATGATAAAATCTGTTAAAGGTAACAGAGATCCAATGGTTATAAGAAATTTTGTTGACAATCTACCAATTAAAGATTCACAAGATTTTAAAAAATATGTTAGAGAAAATAAACCAGGTTTAGATTTAACACAAAAAGTAAAAGCCCCATCAGGAGAAGAAGTCCAAATTGAAATTGGATTCGGGGTTGAATTTTTTCGCCCTTTCTACGGAATATAAAAAAGGACAATTAGACGAAATTTTATTTTTAATTAAAAGAGGTTTCACTTACGGTGACATTATCACCATGCCTGTTTATATTAGAAGATATTATGTTAACTACTTAATAGAATTAGAAACTAAAAACTAATCTATTTATTTAGTATGGGTATGGATATTATTGAATTATATAACAAGTATTCAAATGATAAATCAAGTTTCGTAAATGAGGCGGTGTCTAAAAATCTTGCATCTGATAAGGCAAGTGCGGGTTCATTTTTTGATAAATTTAAAAAATTAAAAGGCGGATCACAAACATCAACAGCAACAACTTCAGGAGACGGTGGAGGAAATCAACAAGGAGTTATAACAAAAGGTTTAGATATGTTGAAGGGGTTAATAGACACTCAAAAAACACAATCACAACAATATGATGAATCAGAATTCACAAGAATAAATGACTTTCTTGATATAATAAACAAGAAAGGTCAAACAATGGGGGGAATAAAGGATGTGATGAGTAGGGTTGTAGGAGGACTCGGAAACGCACTTGTAGAACAATTGAAACAAGAAGCACAATTAAGAACAGACATAAATGAAAAAGTAGGTTTACAAGGTGAATTATCAAAAGGATTAAGAGAGGAAATGATTGCAGCATATCCATCTGTGTTAAGACTTGGTTATGGAATAGATCAGTTGTCAAATATGATGGCAAGTATGATGACTCAAACTGGTAGATTTAATGTTATATCTGAATCAACAATAAAAAGAACGGCAGAGGTTGCTAGAGCTTTTGTTGGTGATTTGTCATCAATGGGAGAAGTAATTGGACAATTTGAAAAAGCTGGTGTTGGTGCTGCAGATGCAATGAATGCAATAGAAAAGGCGGGAAAAAGTTCGCTCACTTTAGGGTTGAATTCTAAAAAAACAACTGAAGAATTAAGGACAAATCTTAATAAATTA